TGGGTCATACAAAGCGTGTGTCATCGCCATCGCCGCCTTCGGCGCATTACGTGCCATGTACATTTGAGTCGCCTCAAGTATCTCTTCTTTAATACCCTTAACAATTTCTGCAGTACTAGAAGTGTCAGCATATCCTGCCATCTTTTTAGCTGCGACCATATCGCCGCCAGCTTCATCAAAAAGCACAGCAAGAAACTTTTGTTGTTTGTCTGTTAGCTGTCTAGCCATTAAAACTCACCATGATGCATTGCGTGGGCTAATTTTGTACTACGTGATTTTACCTGAACTGCCCACCTGCTGTCAAGCATTTCTTTCGCCGCTATGTCAAATTTCTTTTCATGAACAGCATTCCACATTTTTTGAAACTTTCGCAAGCGAGGTACGCCCATATTAAATGCCATGTCCATCAGTACAAGTTGACGTACAGCGTCTAACTCCTCAACGCAAGGGTGCGCACGAACAAGTTCCTCTTCGACTATCTGTACGTCATTCTTTGCAAGGTACATGGCATCAGCTTCAGTAATACCGTACTCATAGACAGCATCCATGCTAGGAATATCCATCCAGTCCAGTTCTTCCTTTGTGATACCACGGTCCTCAAGGTTGCGTCCGATACCAATCGTATCAATACCAAGCGTATCTTTGTACACTTGAAGGCGCAAACCTTCGTGTGCTATAAGTTTGTTTACAAAGTTCTCAGAGTTATATTTCATTTCTCATGCCCCATCCATACCGCAAATGCACCTGTCATGGCCCCCGTGACTACACTCACTAGACCCGCCTGTGCGTTGGTAGGGTCTGGCAATGTCATAAACCACTCCACTACCCGCCAAGCGGATATTGACATCATAATCATCATCAAGCGGGGCAGTATTTTCCACTTGAGTAGTCTTTCCATTGTTACTTCTGCCACGATTAATCCTCGCTTGTTCTTCGGTAGTTCTGTCGTGCATACTCCACATCTGCAATAGGACTACCCTTTTCCAAATAACCTAGTAGCACTGCGAACACCAAAGCTGGCAGCAACGATAACACCAAGGCTATACTGATACCATGAAGGCATTGCTTGGAGTTGGGCAAATCCATTTGCCACTACTTCTTCCATACCCGGAATGAACGCAAGAATGAGAGGTATACTGAACAGAATAGTAAGCCACTCATCTTTCCACGAAGACTTACTTCCTTTAGCCATTTCCAAATCCCAGTCAAGTTCGCCAGTAGCTTTCTTTTCCATGATTGTAGCTTCAGCTTTAGCCCGTGCAACTTTTGCACCAGTTTCTGCTTTAGTCTTTTCAACTTTTCCATTTAACCACGTCCCTGCCAGTTCAGCAACTGGCCCTATCAATAAGTTTAACATTAGCCTCTCCGAAATCTAGCAGTCTTCTTTGCAATACCTTTAGGCTGCTTTACAAACTGTTTACCTGCTGCTTTACCCTGTCTCTTTGCCCTAGTTGTAGCAGCATACTCCGAACTTGTCAAGGACTTTATTGCTTTTTCAGGCAAATACCTTTCACCTGTCTTGGCAGATGGCTTACCTGACTTGGTGCGCCACTTCTGCTTTGTCCATGACTTTAGACTCTTTTGTGATTTTGCAAGTGCCATTATTTTTTCTGCGACTTTCTAATCTGTTTAAAAGTTTCTTGGATGCTTGGTGGCTTGGTTTCGTTAGGGTCATACTTACACTGAAACTCACGGGGGAACCATTCGTCCATACGAAAAAACAATGTGTCTACCGTATTGTTTACGCCGTGATAGACGCACACACGTTGCTTGTCTACCGTAGTGCAACCTTTCAACCTGCACGTTACATACTCTGGGTCTGCTGCTTTAGCGACTGTACCCTTCATAAAGACTACAAAAGCATACAAAGCTGCTGCACCTGCAGTGACCACCAGTATCCACGCTACAATCTCTACGAACTTCTGCCTACGTTCACGCTGCTTGTAAAGTGTTTCTTTACGCTGCTTACGTATCTGGCCTTCCATTGCCACCAGTGAATCCCACTTAGACTTACCCATAGTCAGGCTTATCCACTGCTGTAGTTCGTATCTTTGTTGCTTTGCCTTTTCTTTGTTGGCAAATGCGGTTATTGCTTCCTGCTCTACAGATTGTCCAGCAAACAGCTTCTTAAATATAGGCGGGTTCTTTGCTTCTTTCTCAGCCTGTTCCAAGTCCGACATGGCACCCATCCATCTGGATAAGTCTCCTGCCATCTGTTCTATGTCACGGCCTACTGCAAAACCTTTTTTGATTGCACCAAACGCTGCCGAAGCAGTCGCCATTGCGCTGATGGGGTCCATCTTAATATATCCTTACGTTGTCGGGGTTAACGTATTTAGGTACACAATAAGCTGTTACTCTGTCTTTTGGGTCTAAGTATGCGCTATACTGATAATTACCATACCTCTTTGCTGACTTTTCTGCAAAATAATTGCACTCGTTAATACTACGAAAGTACATGTCGCCACTGACTAAGTTGCGAAACTCTCCTGTGCCTAAATAGACAAGAAGCAGAAATACGTGTTCCATGTCATTTGTAACCGCCTCCTGCTTTTTTATAGGCTGACGCAAGCATCTGCGCCTTACGTGCTGACCACTGACCGGGTGCGCCACCTTTGCCCCCAGCCTTGATACGATTAAACTGTTGCTTTCTCATTCCGGGCTTAGTATAGTTGCCAGCTTCATTAACTCTTGATTTGCTCTTAGGCGCACCGCCTTGCGAAAGGCTAACCGTTCTAGTCGGTTTCTTTTTCGCTGCAGTTTGTGTGGCTTTGGTTTTTTTAGCGGCTGGCTTTTTAGTGACACGGGGCATCTCCTGTCTCCTATCTCGCTGGGTCAAAAAATTCTTCACAGGCAGTAGTGATAACTAGCTTACTAGCTGTACCTGCTGTGCATTTGATAATGTCACCTGCATGAAGATACAGAGGTCTGTCTACAGTAAATATAGACTCGTATGACCCACCCGCAATATTATGAGCAGTCAACAAGTCGTATTCTGCATTATCATCTGCATGAAAAAAGTGTAGGCTCAAAGTTACGTTACCTGTGTGTAAATTACTTACAAACAAATTCTCCAAGTGTGAAGAGAAGTTTGCAGGTACGGTGTACACATTCGTCTTGTTAGTATTACCTAACGCAACTACCTCTGTACGAAACTTTGAGCCTGATTGTAGTACGGGCATTACTTTTTCTTCTTAGCCGCCATGCCGCCACGCATCATCTTCTTCTTGGCTACACCGCCACGCATCATTTTCTTTTTAGCTGCTGTCTTCATCATGCCGCCGCCCCGCATCTTTTTCTTCATTACCATTTCGTAATCTCCGTCTGTCGATAACAAGAGAGTGGAATGTCTCTACCGGAAACTTCAAGTAGTATCCACTCTTTTCTAAACTCAATGCGGCATCGTCCAACACTGAGAGCCTCTGCACAAATACCATACAGTATTCTAAGTCAGGGTCACTGACCCCCTCTTGTAGTAAAAAGTCTAGCCCAGCTTCTTCTGCACTGTACTCTGGATGAAACTGCATCAGGTGCATGTCTTTGCCTGACACAGATAACATCTCGTTCATACCGTCACAGAAACCATCTAGGTATTCCATGTCCGGTAACATTTCGCTGGCCCACACTACAATGTCATAGTCGTGTGTGTCAAAGTCACGTACAGACTCTACCAGCCCATCTAGTCCTGTGTTGATACTAAATGTTACCTTGTTATCTGCCCACGCTTGTTTTGCATACGGACAGGGAGGTAGGCCATTTAGTTTCTCATTAGGTACTTCAAGAAAGTTGTTTGACCAGTTACGTATATCACGCTCTACTGGGTGCATTACTTTTTCTTTGGCATGCCACCACGGGCCATGTAGCCCATGCGATTACGTACAGGAGTAGGTAGTTTAGCAAGCCCTTTGTTACCAGCGGGGGCAGCTTTAAGAACCATGCCACCTTTGCGATAGTCCATATTACCATTACGCTTTTTAGTGTCCATTACTTCTTTGCCCCCTTTAGGATAATGGCCTTACTGTACTTCTTTCCTTTGTACGTAAATGTAGGTCCAGTAGCCGCACGAGCAGCAGCGATAAGACCAGCAGGAATAGGGCGTACTTCTGCAGGAGCCTTTTGACGAGGTGCTGGCCGTGCCGCTTTCTTCCGGTTACCTTTTGGAATAGGCTTTGCTTTACGCCGCTTGACCTGCTCTTTAAGAACTGGCCCCATTTTCTTTTCCATAAGTTCGATAGCTTTTGCTTGACGCTCAATAGCATCTGGCGCAGCACCATCACGTTTCATCTTTGCCAGTTTGTCCTTTTTAGCACGAAGAGCAGTCATCATATCCTGTGCTTTTCTACCTACAACTGCCAAATCTTGACGTGCTTTATCTGGGCTAAGTTTTTTAGCCCTTTTCTTAGATGGCGGTTTTTTGCCGCCGCCACCTTTGCCGCCTGCAGCAGCTTTTGGTGCGGCTGCGGTTTTTTTAGCCGGTGACGCCTTTCCATATTTTTTAGCAATCCTGCTGGCTTCTGCTTCTCTTCCAGCAGGAGTCATTGCTTTTCGTTTTAAAGCCTTCATTTCAGACTCAAAAGTTTCTTCTACTTTAGGCTTTGGAGCCGCTTTAGGTTTCTTTGTTTTTTTTGTAGCCTTGCCTATCAGCTTGCCTACTACTTTACCGATTGCCATTATTTCTTTCCTTTTTTCAAGTTGCCCTGCTTACCTTGAGCAGCAGCTTTAGCGGCAGCACTACCCGTGCCACCATACATTGCCATAAGCCGCCTACGATCAGCAGCATCTTTCGGGAACTGATTTCCCTTTGGCCCGAAGCCCACACCCGGACCTGCGGTAATCTTTGTTCTGCGTTTTGGTGTACCCTTACGCCCAGCCTCTGACGCCGTGTTAGGAGCAGTGCGCAGTTTTCCTGTACGTTTAGGTGTACCCTTACGGCCAGCTTCTGAAACAGTGTTAGGTGCAGTGCGTTTTTTTGATGCAGGCATACGTTTTGACGCTGCCCCACTTTTTGTAGGCTTCGCACCGTTCTTTTTCTTTTTGGAGGGGGACGATTCACCGTAAATACTATAGTCTATGTCTTTTAAGACATTCATACCCGGCGCAAACCGTGGCTTTCCGCTAGACTTAGGTGCCTTGCGTTTTGGTGTACCTCTACGTCCTGCTTCTGATACTACATTAGGTGCAGTACGTGGCTTGCCTGTACGTTTAGGTGTACCCTTACGGCCTCTCTCTGTAGATGTATCAGGGGCAGTACGGGCAGGACCACGAGTAGCTTTAGTTGTATCTGATACAGCACCCTTAACAGCAGGCGCAGCACTTCGGCCTGCAATGGCAGCACGTTGTGCAGCAGTCAAAGGTTTAGGTGGTGTAGTCCGCTTTGCGGCATTCGCTTTTACTTTGTCCCGCATCTGCCGTATAGACATAGGACGGCCAGACTCTTTTTGTGTGCTAGGAGTTTTAATGGGTTTACCATCTACTCTTTGTCTATTGCTTGCAAGTCCCGGCCTACGTGGGGGAGGTGTAGGTTTCTTACTACTGCCAGCAGGTACACGAACTCTAGGCTTATCTTGTTTTATAGTAGTGGGTTTATCTCTAGGAGTTGGTTTTGTACGACTGCCACCAGCAGGTACACTGCCTACAGGTTTTGCGTTACGTACCTGCGCAGCACTAGGATTATTTACAACCTTACCCTTTGGAAACTTAGCACGTGCAGCCTTCAGCGCATTCGCTGC